CGACTTCGGCCAGCGCAGTTGCGATTTCTTCTCGTCGACCATCTGGTTCTGCCGGGCCTCGTTGCGGTGGCCTTCGAGAACAGTGATGTCGACCGTGCGGACGACCTCCACCATGAGCGCGATCAGGTCGGGGTGGCAGGACGAGAGGCGAGTCATGGACCGGTTGGAGAAGTGCGGCATCTACTCGCCCCTCCCATACCCAGCAGCCACGAGCGCGTCGGCGAGCACATTGGCTGGTGGTTTCGCGTCCGCGGCGTACAGGCTCGACTTGCCCTGCACGATCTTGGCGGCGGCGAGGGTCTTGGCGTCCGCCACAAGCACGAACACCTCCATCTTGACGTACTCCTTGGACCCGTCGCCGAAGTCCATAATCTGGCGCTCGGTGTTTTTGTCGATTCTGCAGTGGACTGCCATTATGCCCTCTTCGCTGCGAACAGTTCGATGGTGGCGTCACAGGCGACGCGAAGATGCATGTATCGCTGATTCCTCGCGGCCGTGGTCGTGTAGGCGCCGCCCGTCGCCCCGTAGGATTTGGGCCCGACTGTCCCGAGGTCGGCGCCCGTCGTGGGAAGGCCCGCCGTGCCCTGGTCGAAGCTGGGCTTCAGGTTTACGGCCTCGATCAACACAGCTACTCGTGTGGGCGTGGTCTCAACGTCCGTCTGTCCCGTCCGAATGTTCACGTCAACGAAGGTTGAGCCACTCGTCGCATACCGCCCGTGGATGGTCGTTTTCACCCCGGCCATTCCGACGAAGTCTTGCCAGTGTCCGCCCGAGTTTCCGAGGGTCTGATCGTCGGCCATCTGGAACCAAATGGCCGCGCTTCCGCCGACGTTCGCCAAGTTCTGCACAGCGCAGCACGCCCACAACGGGACGTTCTCGAAGTCCTCGCCCAGGTCAATGACCAGGTACGCCTTGTGCGTACTGTCACCCTCGATGGTCAACACCCCGTTCGTCAGGTCGATAGACGTTGGCCCGACGCTGCCGTCGTAGTCCAAATCGACGCTCAGCCCACCGATCGTGTAGTTGGCCTCACCAGCCGCGAACGTCTCGGACGATGACGACCAATCGAGGATGTCAGTCCAGCCTCCGCCACCACCAGCAGCCGCGCGTGCGTAGCTGTGGATGGCTGTCGCGACCACGACGCTGCCGATCAAAGCGTCCAGGCTGAGCGTGCCGTTGTCTCCGTCGGCATCGGCCGGGGTGTACGCCCCGAGGCCGGTCCCTGCCCACGAGGCTGCCCCAGTCGCGCTCTTGTTGCTGGCAGCGTACCCTGTGATCAGGCCGGCATCCGTGCCGGTGAAGGCCCCGAAGGTCTGATTCACGAGCCCGACGCCGGCCGCCTTCGAGTCGGACGTGTCGGCGGGCGCCACGATGTCCAAGGCACCGCCGCCCGAAGCGCCGCCCGAAGCGCCTGTGGTCGGGTCGAAGATGGGGACGACAGGCATCTACTCGGCCATCCAGCCGATGGCAGACGAGATCAGGTTCGCCGTGCCTACGTCAGTCTTGAGCCAGACATAGAGGAGGTCCTTGCCGTCGGGGTCGACCCAAGCGAGATCGGGGAAGCTGAAGGCGACGCTCCCGGTAGTGGCGTCCCCGATGCCCAGGTCGATGGCCGCGTCGACGTCGGGGACGACCGCGACATCACCGGCAGCGTCTTGGGTGATGCGGAGGGTCAGAGTGGTTGGAGCGGCCGCGATGGTGTCGACATGTGCGATGAGCGAGTTGAGCCGCCCCCTGAAGGTCAGGCCCGCGACTCTTGCGGGGTGTGACGCATTCATCGAGTGGGCGTGCACTTCGGCCGCAACGTAGGCGTTTGTCAGTGCCTCGGTAGTGGTGACACGGGAGCTGTAGACCGACATGAGGACCTCGCGAAGGGAGCATAGCACGCAGCCGGCCGCGGGTCAGTCCTGGGCGAGGAGGCGGTATTCGCGGTGCACGTCCTGGGTGACACGCGTGTTCCGCAGCAACGCGAGGCGGGTGACGTCGAAGTCTTCACGGACGTGGTGGCAGATTCGTTCGATGGTCTGGACCTCGTAGGTCTCTTCGTACGGGATGATGAGCGGATGCAGCTGCAGCGCCGCCCTGTACCCGGCCGCGAGCGTCGCGTAGAGCTCTTGGCGTCGCGTGGGCAGTCCCTCAGTCGCGCGCTCGAAGCTGCGCATAGAGTCGTCCACCGGCCGGTCGATCAAGACGACGCGGGGGACGAGCCGGAGCAGGTCAGGGAACAGCAGCCAGGTCGAGGAGCAGTCGCCGGTCAGCGTCTGGAGCGCCCTGATGTGCGCCTGCCGGAGCGATGCGCCCTCCTGTACGGAGAAGCGCGCGCCCTCGTGGGTGACGACACTCCCCCCCTTGTAGAGGTAGTTGGCAAGCCATGCGTGCCCTGAGCGGGGCAGGCCTGTGATGATGAAGCGCATGGGCAACGCGGGGCGTCAGTCTGCCCGCGACTGGGCGAGGGCTTCCTTCTCGAGGCGCGCTTTCATGACCGCGTACGGCTCTTTGCCGGGCGCGGGTGCGCCGTTGCCGAACGACGTGCTGGAGTCGTTGTTCATCACCTCGAGAGCCTCGGGGACCTCTTCGGCGACGACGACGGGCGTGCCGAACTTCGTGTAGACGGCGCCCACGATGCGGAGGGCCATGGCCGGGTCGTTGGTGGCGCCGGACTCCAGCTGGTGGAGGAGCAGGCCCAGCGCGGCCTCGTTCTCGTCATCCCAGAGCTCGGGCGCGGTCTTGGTGATCCAGGCCGTCAGACTCCCGAGGACCTCGTCGTTGCGTGCGCTCTCGGCTTCGTCGGAGGCGCGTCGGGTCTCGGCCAGCTCGGCGCGGAGTGTCTCGCGCTCCTGCTCGACGGCGGTGAGGCTCGTGGCGTGCTCGGCCGCCAGCTGGGCGCGGAGGTCGACCTCGGCCTGTTCGCGGGCGGCCGTGGCCGCTGCCAGCTGGGCGCGCAGGTTGTCGGCCTCTTGGAGCGCCTGGGTGCCCAGGTCCTCTCCGGTGTCCAGCCAGCGTTTGTACTGGGTGAGCTCGCTGGACAGGCTCGCTTCGCGCTCTGCGAGGCTCTTGCGGTCCGCGGCGAGAGCTTGGGTCTTCCGGGTGAAGCCCCCCTCCAGATTGCGGTACTTGGCCTGGATGCCGTTGATGAGGGTCTTGCGGACAGGCTCGGTCACACCGGCGAGGAACCATTCCGCCGAGGTCAGAGAGTCGAGCTCCCCGTTCCAGCTGAGGTCGGTGTCGGTGTCGGTATCCGTATCGGCGGCCGCGACCGGCTCACCGGGGACCTCAGCGGGGGGGACCGCCGAGGTCTCGGCGTCGGCGACGGAGCTGTCGACATCGGAGGCAGGGGCAGCTGCTGCGTCGGGCTCGATCGCAGCTGGCTCGATAGCGGCGGCAGGTACCGACTCCTCGGTGGTCGGTGTCTCCACGACGGGAGAGTCGCCGCCGAGGGCGGCGGGAGGGGTGTTGCTCTGTAGGGTCACGGGTCACTCCAGGGGTCACATGCCGGGGGGAAGCTCACCGGCGCCGGGCGGCGCCAGCTCGGGCGGGGGCGCGGGCTCGTTCAGCGAGTCCTGCATGGCCATCGCGGCCTTTTCGCCCATGCTCACGATGATGGACTTGAGCAGCTCGTAGTTGTTGTCGATCTTCTTGGCCATCTCCTCGGGAGACATCTCAGCGAGCTCCGGAAGGGCCATGGCCTCGTTGTAGACGGCCTGGGCGGTCATCTCGTCCATACCGAGCACGGAGGCGAAGACCTTGGCACCTTCGTCGCCCATCTCGGCGCCCACGGCGTCGTCAGCGGCCACGGCGTCGACATCCTCGACATCCTCGACGACCTCTTCCTCGACGGCCTCTTCCTCGACGACTTCCTCGTCGGTGCCCCCGAGGGAGGCCTCAAGGTCGGCAATCACGCCGTCGACATCGCTGCCGGCCGCGGGGGCGTCGTCCTTCTTGGGCGCGTCCTTCTTCGCCTTGCGGTTTTTGAGCATCTTGGCGGAATCTTTGCCGGGGAATGCGGCCATTGGTCACCTCACGCAGTCGTCTTGAAGGATTGTTCGGTTCGGGCGATCTTCTGCTCGACCGCGGCGACGTCCTTGTGCACGTCTTGGGTGGGTACCCTACCACGCTCGATATCCTCTTTCTTCTTGGTCAGAGTCTCGACGCGTGCGTCGCTGGCGTTGGCCACGTCGATGCCGCGGGCGCGGCGGCTGTCGATAACGCGCTGACGCCGCTCATCAATGCTGCGGTCGACCTGGCTGTCGGTGGGGACGGTGACCGAGATGCGCTGGCCCGGGTTCTGCGCCTCAATGGCGCGGCACCGGGCGTTGAAGTCGCCCGTGGTCATCTCACCGTTGGCCGTCGTCACCGTGCCGAAGCCGGAGACGGACGGACCACCGCCGCCGTGCCAGCTGATGCTGTTGGGCTCACCGCACTCGACGCAGGGCGGGGGCCCGTCGTCGCGCTTGTACATCTGGCTCTCGACCCGGTGTCCATTCGGGCACTTGAGGTCATGTCGGATTCGGCTCACGGGTTGCTCCTACTGGGGTGGGCTCATGCCCTGTTGCACAGCCATCTGGCGGACGCGGTCCATCAGCTCCGGCGGCATGTTGGACGCCTCGCCCTGGGTGACCGCCTTGGCCTCGGACGGACCGGTCTCGTCCTCGACGACAGCGGCGCCGCCCTTCGAGGCTTCGAGCTCGGCTGCCTGCTGGGCCGCGGCGGCCTCGGCTTGCATCTTGCGGGCCTGGGCCTCGGGGATGATGATGTCGTTGGGCAGCGCCAGGCCGCGCACGAGCGCCTCGATCGCCTTGAACAGGTTGATGTTGGGCGCCTGCGCCAGGATGGGGAACATGGCCTGCAGGGTCTCGAGGACCACCGCGGGGTTCTTCCGGAGCGGGTTGTAGGCGACCATCTCGAAGTCCATACGGAGCTCTTTGAGCTGCTGGACGCCGATGTGCGTGAAGAGGTCGCTGCCCGTGAGGCGGACCAGCTTGGGCTTCTTCATGAACCGTTGCATCAGGTAGAACATCTTGGAGGCGATGTCTTCGAGCGCAGTGTGCAGGTGACCTTCACGGGTCGCCAACCGGGTGCGGGTCTGCGCGTCGATGATCGTCATCTCAGTCGCGGTCTTGGCACCGGCGACCTGGCCGCGCGCGGCCTCTGCCAGGGCGCTCAGGAAGGCCGCGTCGTTCTCCAGCCGGTCGATGAACCGGATGATGGCCTCGGGGATCTCGGGCAGGGGCATCTCGTAGAACAGCGCTTTGAAGGTCCGGAGCTCGTCGGTGCCTTCGGCGTCGACGGGGACCAGCCCGCCCACATCGGCAGCCATCGCCTTGTCGAGCGTGCTGCTGTCGATCTTGCCGGCGTCGTAGAGGATCTTCGGCACCTGCATGTAGACGATGCGCTTCCACAAGGTCAGCAGCTGGTTGATGTTCGTCTGCTGGTCGAGGATGAGCTGGACCTCGGAGAGGCCTGTGCAGTCCACGCCGCTGTGGTTGAGCGAGAACATGCCGAAGGGGATGAAGTCCAGGGTGCCGCGGAACAGGACGTGCTTCGTGTCCTTGTGGTAGTGGATGACCGTGCCATCCTCGCGGTTGTAGTATTCGTAGACCAGGATGCGCTTGTCGCTGCCCGAGAACTTGGACATCGCGGTGCGCTGCACATCGTCGCGGAGCCAGGTCGGGAAGGCCTCAGCCTTGATGTCCGGGTGGGGCACGTAGCGCTTCGACTCGACCTTCTTGCGGTAGGCGGCGGGGGTCAGGGGGCACGCCTGAATCCAGTAGCGAATGTCGTCGGGGTCGCGGGCGCTCAGGTCAAAGAAGACCGACGCCGGGTCGGGGTTGCTCAGGACAGGCGCGTCGGCCTTGGCGTCCCACGACACCTTGAAGATGCCGCGCTTGCAGAGCACCGCATCCATCAGGGCGAGCGCGGAGCGGCGCCGCATGTTGGTCGTGCGGAAGGCCCAGGTCATCAGCCCGTTGACGGCGCCGGTCATCTCCTGGCTGTCAGGGGTCTGGGGCATCGCAGCGACCTGCGGGTTCGGGCCCAACAGGCTGCTGATGGCCGTGTCCACGACGGCGTAGATCAAGTTCTTCTGCGCGAACTTGCTGCTGAGCCGGGTGTCGATGTCGGTCGACTTGGACTCGGCCCAGAAGTCGCCCCGGTAGTAGGAGCGAGCCCGGTCCATGTCGGCCTTCTCGTCATCCTTGTAGTAGGCGAGGTGCTCGGTGATACGGGTGTCGAGCACGCCGACGTCGGGCTCAGCGGTCGCGCCCTCGACGCCCTTGCCGGTGTGGATGGTGAGCTCCATCTACCCACCCATCGACTTGAGGGCCGCGGCGACGCCCTCTAGGCGCTCCGCTTGCTCGGCATGGGTCTGAGAGACCGCGCGGAGCTCCTCGACGACGTCGCCGATGGCGGCGGCCGGGTCTTCGCTCGATGGTTGCTTGTCGGTGCTCATGGGTTCCCCGGCCGGTTGCTCGTCGGTCTGGTCGTCAGGTTTGTCCTCGGCCTTGTCTTCGACCTCGGACATCTCGGCTTCGTAGTCAGCGGGCTTGTCGTTGCCGATGCCCCCACCACCTTCACCGGCCTCCTCGGACACCACCTCGATCATCACACCGCCGGGGGTGTGCTTCTCGAGGATGTCGGCCAGGAGGTCTTTGAGATTGGTGTAGCTGGCGGGGTTCATGGTGGGCCTCAAGATTGGGGGTAGCCGAGGGCAGCGTAGAGGGCGCGCATGTTCGCCTCGTCAATGCCCGCACGCATGGCGGCCTGCCGCAGCTTCGTCTGCATCTTCGCGTCGAAGTCGGGGGATGCGGCGGAGGTGTCGGCAGGTGTCGACCGTCCCAAGGATTCGCCCAGCGTCTGGGTGGTGCTGGAGTCGGGGTAGGCGCTGGCGTCGCTTTGGCTGAAGACGCTGGGGTCGGTTTCACCCATGCGGGGTCCCAGCCTGGCGTCGGCTTCCCGGTTGCCCGCGTACATCGCGGCAGACTCGGAGGTCCGCAGCATCTCGTCGTCTGCTTTGCCGATAATGGACGCGCGGGAAATACCGGGCGGGGAGATGCTCATTCGGTGGATGGCGCGGACTGCGTCGAGGGTGTCTGCGTCGGCAATACCGGTGACTTCGATGTTGTTGTCGGCTTGGAAGGCCTCGACCGCCTTCTTCGTCTTGCCGCCGAAGGCGGAGTCGGCGTTGCCCGGGTCGATGGCCGCAATACCGGAGACCTTGGCGATGTCGCCCAACATGACCTGTAGGGCGCGGACGTCGTCGTTGTTGTAGAGGCCCACCTTCAGGACCCCGGAGGGGAAGGATGCCTTGGCAGGCGCCTTGGCGACCTGGGGCTCGGCGGCATCCCCGATCCCCGGGACACCGGAGTGGGCGCGCGGTGCGGCCGAGGCGACGCTGCCGACGGTGCTGGTCATCGCCGACGGGGCCGGGGTGTCGGTCATCGTCATGGGACGGTCACCGGTGCCGCCGAGGTCTGTCGCCGCACGGGGCCCGCCGGCGCTGGTGCGGATGGCCCGCTCGCGTTGGCGGTTCTGTTCGTCCATCCGAGATTTGGTGTCTCGGTACGAGGGGGTGTCTGCGCGGTTGCCGTATGCCATGGTGAAGTCCTCAGTCCTGAGAGTTGACGTCGGCTCTGACGGCCGCCTTCGCTGCATCATACTTCGCGTGCGCGCCCACTGCCTCCGCGGGCGCCGTCTTCGGTGTGTCGGTCACCGCCGGTTTGACGACGGCGACCATCTGCGGTTGGGCGTCCGGCGCGGCTTTCACAGCCGCGGCGATGCTGCGCTTGACATTCTCGTAGTCGCGGTGGGGGGTGTTGCTCATGACTACCTCGGCTCTGGGGCGATGAAGGGTGATGTGCGCCGCCGTCGGCGGAGGGTATCATTGTCCCGATTGAACAGTGCGTAGGGGATGCCGTCGTCGGAGAACGGCTTGATCTCGCCGTCCTCGTCATCATCGTCGGGTCGGCGGGCCGCGCGGCGGTCGTCGCGGTGCTTCACCTTCGCCAGCATGTCCGCGGCCATCACGTAGGTCCGGGCCCGGTCAAAGTGGTGGCCGACGTCGTCGTCCCCCTTGATGCGGCGACTGAAGTCACCGTCGTAGCGCAGGAGCTGCTGGAGACCGGCGCGCGACAGGATGATGAGGTCGCCTTCGCGGAGGAGGCGTACCAGGGAAAATTCGCCCTGGGCGACGCGCTTAGAGGTCGCGTACCAGCCGGGCTGCTGCTTGCTGTAGATGATGCGGACCCGGGCGCTCCGGAGGGCGGTGATGCAACCGGCGTGGTTGGACTCGACGACCGCCCTGGCGCGGTTGTAGCGGTTGCAGACCAGCTCCAGGCGGACGGCGAAGCGGTCGGGCGTCTCGCGGCCGGACCAGACAGCGACTTCGCGCAGGGTGTGCACGTCGAACACGGTGAGCGCCGCGGGGTCGCCGACGCTGCCGAATCCGGTCGGGTCGGCGTACACCTCGTAGGTGTGGCCCTCGATGGGGGCTTCGAACTCACCGCAGCCGTAGCTGCCCTCGGTCGGGTCGGACTGGGCGGTGGACAGTAGGTGCCGGAGCACTTCCTCGGGCATCATCGGGCGCTGGCTACCCAGCCAGCCCTCGTAGGGGTCGCCCGGGTACTTGGAGCCGAAGAGGCGGGTGTCGCCCACGAACTCGGACTTGAGCGCGTCCCGCATGAAGACGATGTGCTCGATGTCCATGTGGCGGTGGTTGTTCAGGTACTCAAGCTCGGCCTCGGACGGCACGAAGCCCTTCACGGCCTCGCGGCGGCAGGTGTCGTCCCGCCACCATTCGAGGAACAACGGGTAGAAGCGGCCGCCGCGGTCCATGGCGTTGTGCCACATGCGCTCGTGGTAGGAGCCGGCCTTCCCGGGCGTGCTCTCGATGACGAGGCGGGCGTTGGGGCGCTTCCGGATGCCGGGGAAGAGGTTGACGATGGCGTTCTGCTGGTGGAGCGCCTCACCAAGCTCCGTGATGTGCAGGCGGTCGACGGAGTGACCCACGGCGGGCGACCGGCCTTCGAGGGTCTTGACGACGACGCGACCACCGTGCGCCCATTCCATCTCGCGCTTCGAGCCCTTGCTGGCCCCGCCCAGCGGCATCTTCACGGCAGCGGGGAGGTTCTCGTAGGCGAAGCGGAGGCGCCGGAAAGCCATCTCGGCGGTGTCGATGGTGTCCGCGATGAGCACGCCCTCCAGGCCCCGAAGGTACATGCAGTCCCGCAACAACAAGTGCAGGAGCGTGACGGTCGTGATCTTCGCCTGCCGGTACTTGGTGACGAAGGTCCACTTGTTGGCCTCGATGGCCTGGATGGTCCGAATCTGCGCCGGCGTCGGATTGAGGTAGCCGGTGGTCTCGTCCTCGCGGACGATCTGGCACATGGACACAAACGCTTCTGGCACGCGAAACAAGCGGCGCACGGCCGCTTGGTCCATATTCGGGGCGAAGACGAGGTCAGCGCCAGTTGCCATGTTTTACGCCTGTGTGCGGCTATGTCAAGAAGATGTCAAGGCTGATGCCCGCTCGGCGCGCCAGACCTCGGCACGCCGCTCGTAGATTTCCAGGCCGAAGTTCATCACCTCGCGCATCACCTCAGATTTGTCCACATCATCCGCGGCGGTGGTCCGCTTGGAGTGCTTCGCCCCAATGTAGTCGCGGAGGTCTGTCAGCCGCTTGCCGGTGCCGTCGTCGTAGCGGCACGCGTGGTATTCCTTGCTTCTGGCCATGCGACCTCCAGGCCGGAGCGTATCACGTTTGTTTGACAGTAGCCAGCTGGCGCCGGGACTGAGCTATTGTGGGGCATCTCAAGGAGTTCCCGTGTCCCTCATCGAACAGAACGAAGTCGCATCCGTCACCAGCGTGCCGCACGCGCAGGCCATCTGGGCCATCGCAACCGCGGCCATCGTGCAGAACGACCTCTGCTACCTCGACAGCGCGACGGGCGGGATCCCGCACGCCAGCCCCGCGACGTCGGCGACTGCCGCCGGCAGCTCGCAGGCGCTGTACGTGGCGACCGGCAAGGCCGCGATCGGCGGCAAGCTCAAGCTGGTGCCCTACCGGCTTATCCTCGGCGTGGACACCTCGGCCGGTGCTGTCGGCGACCCGCTCTACCTCGGCGCTGCCGGCGCTTGGTCGTTGACCCCCGGCGCCTTCCCGCGCGCCGTCGGCACCGTCCTGATCTCGGACGCCACCGCGGGCAAAATCTGGCTCGCCCCCGGCGCCCCCAACGCCCAGGCCGTCAGCCAGGTCCAGGTGACCGACCACCGCTTCTTCGACGACTTCGACGAGCTCGACACCGACTGGACCGTCACCGAAGACAGCGCTGGCGCGACCCAGGCGGTCGGCGATGCGCTCTTCGGCGTCGTGACTCTGACGAATGCGGCGTTCACCGACGATGACGCCTGCCAGATTCAGTACGCGCAGGAGACCTTCGAGCTGACCACCGGCAAGCGCCTGTTCTTCGAGGCGCGTGTTCGTCTGCCCGTGGCGGATGTGACCAACCTCGACTGGTTCGTGGGTCTGGCTGAGGCCGAGGACCTGACGGGTGTGGCGGACAACATGCCGGCCAACGGCATCGGCTTCCACAAAGAAGATGGTGACCTGCTCATCGACGCGTCCTCTTCGGATGGTGGCGTGAATTTGCAGAGCGCCGCTCTGGCGACCCTGGTGACCAACACCTGGGTCAAGCTCGGCCTGGCCTTCGACGGCGGCGTGACGGGCGCCGCGACCATCACGCCCTACATCGACGGTGTTGCAGGGACGGCCATCGCGGCCGTGACCTACGCCACGATGGCGCTGATGTCGCCCATCGTCATGGTGCGGAACGGCGACGGCGTCGCGACGCAGATCATCGAGGTCGACTACTTCAACGTCGTCCAAGAACGCTGACAGCGGCAGCGGGGCGGCTCGTCGTGAGTTGCTCCACCTTGTCGCCTCGCTGCTTGCTGCTCCCGTCCTCCGGCCATCGTGTCCGGGGGGCGGGCGCTTTCGTTCGGGGGATGGCGTGTGTCACAGTTGACACACTGACCAACCCTCTGATATACCGGATGCACGAACCCAGAGTCGTGTGCGGGTAGCCGAAAGGTCCGACGAGACAGCCACTGGGCAGGCGTAAAACCGAGTCTTCTACCGTGTTTCACAACGCCTGTTCCCATTGGAGGCCCCCGTGGCCATCTCGACCGAGGTCCTCAACACGACCTACCGCCAGCTGAAGGGTCCGCTGATCGACACCTTCCTGCGGCGCACCCCCTTCCTCGACACCCTGATGAAGGCGAACCGCGTCCGCCAGAACATCGAGGGCGGAACGACCATCGACCGCGCCATCATGACGGGCTCGCCCGCCACCGGCCGCGGCATCTACAACGGCACCGAGCTCCTCAACCTGACCCGCACCAAGCGGACCGAGCAGCTGAAGGTCGAGCCCCACCGGCTCGCCGGCGCCATCGCCATCCCCAACCGGGAGCTGGCGCAGAACAACGGCCCGCTCGCGGTCATGCGGCTCATCGAGAAGTACCCCGAGTCTTTCATGAAGAGCACCGACCGTTGCCTGGAGAGCTACTTCCTCTCCGGCGCGGCCCCGCTCGGCAACCACGCATTCAGCACGGCGGCCCTCTCTGGGTTCCTGCCGCTGAACGGCGGGTTCACCGGCGGCACCCTGACGGGTGTGACCGACGGCCTGCTCGACTTCACCACGCCGGCTCTGCAGACCCAGACGGTCCAGAACCTGGTCAAGTCCGAGGCCAAGTTCTACTACAACCAGTGGGGCAACGTCACGGCCTGGGACACCGACGGCCTGGACGTGCTCGGCTCGACGATCCGCCGCTGTGGTCACTTCGGCATCGAGGGTGCTCCCACCCTCGGCTTCATGGACCCCGACACCATGAGCAAGCTCGAGGCCAGCAAGCGCGGCCACGTTCGCGTGAGCCTGGTGGACGACAAGCAAGAGAAGACGGACCTGCACACCATCTACCACAATGGCGTGACGTTCCACGAGTCCCTCGACATGGACCGGACGCTGGCGGTCTTCGCCACGCAGCCCCTCGTCGACGGCGGCGGGTACATTCTCAACCCCGCCTACTTCGAATTCTCCGTCTTGGACGAAGCCGAGCTCTCGGACTTCGAAGACAAGATCGCGTCGCAGGACGTGGTCGTGTCCAAGTTCAAGTTCCACGCGGGCTTCGTCTGCACCAACCCCGTCGCTCAGGGCTGCTTCAGCGGCTCGGCTCTCTAGGAGGTCACCATGTCCCAAGCCACCCAGGCTTTCGCTGACGCAGTCTCTGCGACTTTCACCGACGAGCGCTACCCGCTCGGCTCCACCCGCTTCCAGAACACCGAGGAGGTGTCCCAGCACCGGTCTGGCGTCGATCTCGACGTCGTCCCGACACTGACCGTCGGCGAGCGCACTTGGATCTTCATCCAGGCCGTCACCGCGGTCACGGCTGGAGACCTCTGCGGCCGCAATGCCATCGGGACGCCGTACAACGCCATCCCCGACGCTTCCAACGAGGGCAACAAAGTCTTGTTCCCTGGTGTAGCGGACCATGACATCGCCGCCTTGTCCTACGGGTGGGTCGTGGCCAAGGGCGTCTGTGTTGTGCAAACAAAAACCGGTGTGACCGCTGCCGACCTGCTGTCTTCCGACGGCAATGTCACGGCGGGTGAGGTCGATACTTGGACGTCCGGTGCGGGTACCTCGAAGACGATCATCGGTGAGGCGTTGGAGACGGAGGCCGCTGGCGCCGAGTACGGCGCCGGTTTCGTCCAGGCGCGCATCGACCTTCTCTGATCTCGCCCGCTGGGTAGCGCCCCCGTCAGCCTCGTGCTGGCGGGGGCGCTCTGCGTCACGCACCGGCGTGCTACGCTGGGACAATCACCCACGCGAAGGGTCCCATGGACACCAGCCTCAAGGCCGCCCGCGAGTTCCTGTTCAACGACCGCGCCTGGGCGAGCACGGGCAAGACGTTGGACGGGCGGGTCAACAGCTGCCTGCTCCGCGCGTTGCGGGATATGGCCGGGGAGGCGCCTGAAGCGCTGATTCCCGAGCCCTTCCACACGCGGGTCCGCACCAGCATCAACGGCGCGGGGGAGACGGTCAACGCGACCCTCCTCAAGACCGATGACATGAAGGTCTTGCAGTTCGCCATCGACACGAGCTCGACCTGGGTGCCGACCGTGGACGGGACGTGGGACGGCATCATGCACCTGGAGATCACGGACCCCGACGGGCGTATCCGCCGGCGGCCGACGCGTGAGTGGTGGGTCGACGAGACGACGACCCCGGACACCTACTACGTCAGCATCGACAAGCCCTGGTACGACACCGGCGCCACGGCGCTGCAGTTCCGGATTCACCAGCCCGAGTTCTTCTTGCCGAAGAACACGATCAAGGTCTTGGACCCGTTGCGCCTATTCGATGAGAGCGAGCAGCAGGTTGGGCAGATCAGCGGAGGGTCCGCGCGGCGGTCGTCGATCCCCGACATCAACCAGCGGGTCGAGAGTCAGCCCAACACGTTCTGGCGTGACCGGTTCTTCCAGATGCCGACGCCCTCGACGGCGCCCACCGTCTTGTCCGTCAAGCAGAATGCGAACGTGCCCGACAACAAGGGCAGCTCCTTCGGCGTGTACCTGCCGTGGCTGGGTCCTGTGCAGGAGGGGCAGTTTGAGTTCTGCTACACCTACGCCTGGTGCCGTGTCGAGCAGGAGTGGGGCGAGAGCGTCGCGCACCTGAGCGACCCCGTCTGGGAGAGCGCGCCGAGCCCCATCAGCGACGTCTTCGACCACAAGGTCGAGATGGACCGGGACACGGACGGGACGTTGCACGGACGCGCCATCGTCGTCCAGTGCAGCAACATCGAGGAGATGCTGGACTTCATGGGCGACCCGCTCGGGGTCCGGGTCGACGCGGCCACCTACCCGCCCGCGGACGTGCCGCTGCGGTACGGGCGGAGCGGCATCAAGATTCGGCTCTACGTCCGGCGCAAGAAGGTCTACGACACGCACGGCCCAATCTCGACGTCGTCGACTCTCATCCAGCGGACCCACCGGATGAACCGGACGGAGCCCGACGGCAAATTCTACCTGCTCACGATGCTCGACCCGCTGGACCGTGAGCCGACCCTGGCCGCGATGACGGTCCCCGACTACCGGGTCAGCGCCTTCGCCTGGCAGGGGGCGCCCACCAACGTGGTGGTCGGTCAGAACAACCTCCTGCCTGACCCTTCACGGCAGCTGCGCAAGTCGGCGGGCTACTACTCCTACCGGCTCTGGCCGGTGCCCGACCAGGACTATGACCTCGACATCAGCGTCCTGCGGCAGCCCACCGAGCTCGTCAACGACAACGACCCGGTCCCCATCGCAGAAGACGGCTTCGCGGCGTTCCTCGAGCTGGCGTTGGCCTACATGTGCCGGCTGGACGGGGTCGACGCCGGGGGTGAGGCCAAGCACCGGAAAATCTACACGCAGCTGATACGCCGATTCAAGTCGTTGCACGGTGACAACAGCGGCGTTGTCGAGAACCAGTCATGGGGGCGGATAACGGAGCGGACGCACTACGGTACCTTTCAGGAGGGGTAGGGCGTGATACAGTGGCGCGGATACCACTCTGGAGCAACACGATGGCCGCTTTCCCCGCATGCCCTGCGCCCGCCCTTCTGGCTGGCTTCTGTCGCGACGACGAACACACCGGACGCCACGAGGCCGCGGTGGTCTTCCGCAATGTCCGCACCGGCGGCAGTTGGGACGTGCTGCTCGTCACTGACGAGAACTTCTTCCCGGTCTCCTCGACGCGGTTCGCACAGTCCGTCCAGCACGAAGACTGGCGCCCCATCGACTGGGTCTGGAGCGACCGTGGCGGCCGCTTCGCGCCCCCAGGCTGGGAGGTGGCCAAGGACGGCGTGTCCTGGGACCGGGTGGTTGTGGAGGAGCCTGAGTCCGCGGAAGAGGCGGTGAAGGTCGAGCCGCTGCCGGTCAAGTCGCGGCTGTTCAAGCCGAGGGCGCAGGAGTCGCTCGCCGCTTGGAGCGCGCGCTGTCGGCGCAAGTACCCCGCACTCGAGACCGAAGCCGGGGGCATCCTGCTCGGTGAGACGTGGAACGAGCACAAGTCGCCCAAGCCGTAGGACAGAGTAGATGGCAGGACCCGGGCAACGCGCGATCACGCAGGTCCTCATCGCAACCGGCGAGGCCCAGGTCCAGTACGCCCCGACAAACCTGGCGTACCAGATTCAGAACTTCGAAGCGACCCCGGAGGGCACCCTGCGTGCCGTCCGGGGTGCCTGTCTGTACGAGCCTGTGCGCGGGGGCGACCAGTACGGTGGGTTCAGGCTCCCGACCGGCTACAGCGTGTTCAACGCCCTCCCTGGGGGAGAGCAGGTCACGATCTACGGCGTCTTCCACGCGGGGCTGTTGGAGGGGCGTGCGCCGACCCTCGTGGTCCGCGCGGACGACAAGCTCTATCTGCACGCCGGGCAGCGGCGGGCTTGGCGCGTCATCTACGAGGGTCTGACCCAGGACGGCCGGGCGGGCACCCCCGACATGTTCGCCGTCGTCAATGGCACCATCATCTGGACGAATGGCGTCGACCCGGCGTTGGTCATCAGCCACAACGGTATGGTCGTGCCCCTGGGCTTCGACAAGGCGCCCGGCGCGATCTCCGCAGAGGGTCCCCAACAGACGCCCGACACGGCGACGGACTACCGCAACAGCGGCGGCTACTCGTGGCCGGGGCGGCTGGGCACGATTGGCGACTTCGCCGACACCAACGATGGCGCGGTCCTGGCGGGCGGTTGGCTCTACGCGCGGGCGTGGGAAGACGTGCACGGCAACATCTCGCCGTTGTCACGGGCGGGGGTCGAGGTCACGATCACGTTGCAACGGGCGAACGCGTCCATCAGCGACACCAAGGTCGACATCTCGACGAAGGTCGACGACCTGCCGCGCCAGATGCTGGTCAAGGTCTCGGGCAGCGGACCGGAGCACGCGATTGCGTCGCGGCTGTACCGCTCCCCGGACAACAAGCGATTCCCCGCCAAGATGCACTTGGTCGAGCGCATCCTGGGCACCGCCGGCTTCGTCTACCCCGACAATGTGCCGGACAGCCGCCTGGGCGCGCCGGCGAAGGAGTATCTGCCGGTCCCCCAGTTTACGGCGATGACATCGCACGCGGGGTCGCTCGTCATCCTGGTCGGCGCGCGGCTGCTGCGCAGCGAGAAGGGCTTCGCGGGCACGTTCCCCGAAGAGTATGCGATGACGCCCGATTCGGGGGGCGCGGTCCTGACGGCGGCGGTGAGCCACGGGGGGCGCCTCATCGCGTTCACCGAGAAGTCGATGATGGACGTCACCGACCCGCTCGCACCCCCGAAGACGATGCTCCGGGGCATCGGGTGTGTCGCGCCGCGGTCGCTCCAGGGACTGCCCGACGGGACACTCATCTGGCTGAGCCGCGACGCCTTCTACGGCTGGCACCCCGACAAGGGCGTGATGAAGCTCAGCGACCCCATCCACCGTCTGGTCAAGACCGAGCTGGCGACGGGGTCGTTGCGCAACGCGGTGTCCGTCATTGAGCCTGAGAGCAGGGAGTACCGGTGCGCCGTGGCCCGCGCGGGGTCGTTCGACAACGACCTGCTCCTCTGCTTCGGCGGCCAGGGCTGGAGCGAGATCGACCTCGGGTTCAAGATCGCGGACATGTGCGTCACGGACGACCCGCGGTACCTCGTGCTGTTCGCGGGCGGCCGGGTCACCACGAGCTCACCCTTCGCCGGGTTCAACGAGGGCGGGGCGCCCGTAGCGACGGCGACGACGGTGGCCTTCAACATCTACGCGATGGGCCGAGAGACCCTCGCCCAGGCTTCGCCGGAGCGCACCTACGTGTACCGGGCGGCGTGGTTGCGGGGCGACGACACGGGCCTCCAGCCGCTCAACGTGCACACGCTGTACATCGGGCTGGTGGACGAGCTCAACGAGAGCTTCGACATCAACATCTTCGCCAATGGGTCGTCGGCGCCCACCGTAGACAGCCCCCAGACGATGCGGGCGGTGGGGGTCCAGGTTGAGGACCTCATCGGCGACTTGACGCTGGGGACTGGCAAGGTCCATGCTCGCCGCCTGTTCTGGCGGAGGGTGACGGTCGCGTTGGAGAACGTGAACACCTGGTCGTTTGAGCTGAGGTCGACGACACCCTTTCATGTCGCGGCGTTCGCCTTCCACACGTCCTTCGCGACCGGGGGTGACCCGCTCGCACGCATCCCCTTCGGCGAGGACGAATAATGCCCGGCGACTACCTCTTCCCGAAGAAGCTCTTCGTTCCGGGCGAGCCCCTTGAGACCACCGAGCTCAACACCGCGTTGCAGGTGCCTGCGGAGCGGTTGAACGGCCACCTCGGCCCGCACAACCTGCGGGCGCCCATCTCACCTACGGTGCTGGCGGCGGCGGACACGTTCTTCAAGACCAAGCAGGTCTTCGTCGAGGTCGACAGCCAGATGGTGGTGGGCGTGCAGAGCCCGCAGGTCGACGCACAGGGGGCGTTTCGCCTCGACCAGGAGACGTCGTGGCAGCGCGTCGACGGGCCGGCAGACGACAAGGACATGCTCGTCGAGGTGTTGACGGGCGCGTCGGCGCTGATTGTCACGGCGCACGCGGCCCACTGCTACCAGGGCGACGAGGACGGCGACTATTCCGAGTGGGAACTCAAGATTCCTTGGCCTACGGGGGACGACTACCGGCAGAAGTACGACGACGCAGACGCGGGGGGTGTCGCGCACACCGACAAGATGGACGTGTGGCTTGAGAGCCCCGACCCACCGGGCTACATCACCATCGACGATGAGCTGCACATCAATTTGCCGCCGCCAGGCAACATCACGACGGTGCGGAGGCAGATCGCGAGGAACATCGCGAACGGCGGCCGGACTCACGTCAACTACCGTGACTACGGCTACTCCGCGCGAGCGGTCGACACGTCGGTGATCTTTCGGCGCATCGCCGCGGGACCGAGCACGCCGGGCGCCATCTTTCGGTTCCAAGGGTTGTTGGGCTACACCATCAACATGACGCGCACCAAGGTGGGCGTAGCGGCGGGGGCGTCGGCAGCTTCATTCAGCGCGTTGTCGTCACACGACACCACCAGCGACGGCGGCGCCGCCGACGCGATCGTGTACTTCCCCGCGCAGATTCAGTACGCCTTTCGTGTCGACGGGGTGGTCATTCCCGAGACCATCACCGGGAGGTTCGACAACGAGCAGGGGTCGTTTGCGCCCGCGCGCATTGTCGACCCTCTCTCTACGACGGTGTCTGGTGTCATGGTCGCGCGGTTCTACGAACGCCCCGACGCGGTCAATATCCCTATGTACACCGCGCGACTCACGGCCACGGTCAATGTGGCGCCGGGTCTCCACACGGTCGAGCTGGTCGTGCGACGGGTCCCCTGCGGGCGGCGCCGGGAGTTCGCGCTGCTGTCGCCTGGGGTGGGTACGCCCGCGACGGCGTCATCACAGCCGACGGGCAACACGGTCGCGATCTACAGCCGGCAGCTGTCGGTTACCGACGCCCCCGTTGACCCCGTCGGGGCCGCGACATTCGGCGAGGCAGTGACGATCGCGGCGTTCAAGGACGAGGACGTGGTGTCACGCGAGGCGCTGGTCGATGAGCGCTTGGGCGTTGTCGTGAAGGCGTTGAATGAGGTGAAACCCTTCCAGGTGGCACGGGGCGCCGTCAACGGTGACCACCTGGCCGACTACTCGTCGGTCATCTCCATCGGGAACAACGCGCTGCCGCCCCTGACGGCCGCCACCGTCACGTCGTTGGTCTACCCCTACACCTGGCCGAACAACCCCCCGGCGGGGCAGGCATTCGCCTACAACTACCTGCTATACCAGGCCGACGCGTGGCACCTGCTGCTAGTGTCGAAGCTCGTGCGTAGCATCCCCGGGGCGCTGGCTGACCCGTTGAACTGCGTGATCACGGTCGAAGGCAATGTGTTCTACGATCGGCTGCGTCCCGTGAACACGGGGGCGACGGCCGCGGCTTTCAAGAAGGAGCTCCACTTGTCGGCGGCGGTGCTTTGCATCGGGCTGAAGTCGGGCGGGACCTGGTACCTGTGGCGCCCCAGCATCGTCTGGGCCAACAGCAACAACTACTTCGCGCAGCAGGTCAACAAGGCGGGGGTGACGCTGGACACGATGCAGCACCTGTCGCGCTACGAACCGCAGGGCGGGGCTGACTACGTGGATGTGCCCGTGACCGCGACGTTCACGATGAGCGGGCAAGACGAGGCCAACCCGAGGCTACCGCTGGGGTTGCTCGTCTCCGTCACGGAGGTCGCGATCTTCGCCTCGGCGCTGCACATGAGCGGCACCGCCGGCATCCACGCCGAGACGCGAGTTAAGCGCGCGTCCATCAACGTCATGGCGAACAAGTCGTAGGAGGTCAGATGCAGGTGGATCTCCCCGTTAGCTTCTTCGTCGAAGGCGCCGTACTGTCGCCGGATGACCTCAACCGCGCGCTTTACGACACCGAGCAGGGCCGCGGGGTCTACTCCGAGGCGAACGGCGGCCTGGACTCCGGCAATCTCGACCCTGACTTCGAGCTGCGGCAGGAGCACCTGCAACCCGAGCAGGTCGTGAAGTCGCGCTACGGTGGGAGCTGGACCACGCTGGACAACATGAGCGACGCGAGCGGCTTGTCGCTGGCGGCCCTCGACTTGAAGATCCCCCGCCGGCAGGCGCTGCCGGGCTGTGGCGCGAGGGTCTATGTGCCCTTCGGTGCGACAGCGATTCGGTGGAACGTCAGCTGGTTCTGGTACATCACCCGCTGGTTTGGCCTGGACAAGCTGACCGACCCCGACACCATCACCAGCCAGGCGCAAGAGGTCCGCACACACGTCTACGTGGACGGGCGGGAGATTGAGGCGCTCCGCCGCGAGTACCCGCTCACCTGGTTCCAACGGGACCCCGCGGCCCACACGTCAGTGGCCGGCGGTACGCCGTGGTCGACGGAGACCGAGCAGGCGTCCGTCATCAACCTCAGCCATCTACAGTCGCCGCAGGCCGAGTCGGAGGGCATCCTCCAGCCGCTGTCCGTCGGATTCCACGAGGTCTTCGTGGGTTTTTACGTCAAGCCGGTCGGGGTCGACTACGTCCGTGACAACGTCCAACGGGCGTTGGATCGGGGCTACACCGTCGAGAAGACCCTCAAAATCCACCAACGGTTCTCGGTCGGCAGCCGGAACGCCCGGGTCGTAGCCGCACTCTGACCGTGCTATTCTCGCCCCTGGAGGTCCTTCATGCCCGCACTTCTCATCGTCGCAGGCGCCGGCGTCGCTATCTCGGCGGTGTCGTCACTGCTCGCCGGCCGGCGTGCCGGCAAGGCGGCGGAGTCGCAGGCGAAGACACAGAAGGGGGCGATGAACCGCTTCGCCAAGGCGTTGCAGAGCAAGGCGGACAAGATTCAAGGCGGCATGTCGGAAGCGCAGCGCCGCAGCCTCGCGACCGGCGGCGCCCTCCAGGCGGCCAGCGCCGCCCAGCAGGCGCGGGACGAGGCGGACCGGGCAGGTCGGGTGATTGACGAGGGTGAGCTGGCAGACGCCCAGCAGATGGGCCTGGCGGCCCAGCAGCAGGGCATCGACGCCCTGAGCAGCCAACAGGCGGTGGCCAAGGCCGCTCAGCGGGACAGCCTCGAGATGCAGGCGCTCCAGGCCTCGACCCAGGCACAGTCCATCGACCCGGCGGCGGCCCGCCAGGCGCAGATGGCCCCCGCCCTCGGGCAGGCCGGCGCGACCATCGGCGGCGCGGTCGCCAACACGGCGCTGGGTGCTGCCCAGCCCATGCTCCAGACCTACGGGACCACGCAGGCCTACGACCGTTTCCAGGCGAGCAAGGCGGGGACGGACGGGGTGTCCTGGGAGGCGATCAGGGGTGTCTATGACCGGCCGCAGTACGACGCGAACGGGCGGCTGTTGCCGCGGAACCAGCCGATGGCGCCCACTGCGGTGACGCCCGCGGCGTCCGCGACCCCGGCGGTGCCCGCGGCATCCTCCCTCTATTACGGGACGCTCTGATGGCAACGACCCGAGGCAACGCAGCCGGCTACGCCAACCTCAGCCAGGCCGCGAGAAAAGAGCTGATCAAGATGCTCCACGAAGACGGACGACTGACGGCGAAACAGGACGCGGCTGTCCTGAAGTTCACCAAGGACGTAGCGTTGCTGTCGTTGAAGTACGAGCAGACAGGCAAGACGGAGGAACGGAAGTGGCTGCGCGACCAGTACGACATCTTTGTGGAACAGATCAGAGACGCGACGTCGCCCGCTACCATCGACGCGACGAGGCGGAAGCTCGTGGCGAAGCACAAGACCGCGAACGAGAAGTTGAAGCCGCTCGTGGACGCCGGTCGGTCCGGCGGCCTCGCGGAGATGCTGTCGCTCGTCCAGGCGGACCCCGCCAAGATCGACGCGATGGTGAACCAGGATCTGTTCAGCGCCGACAACGAGCAGATGAAGCTGAAATACGGCGCCGAGGGGCTCGTCGCGGTCATCGCCGCCGCCGCGGGGGTCGAGGTCGACGAGCTGTTGAAGGACGCGCTCCGCGACTACAACTACCAGGATGTGTACAAGGAATGGGACGCGCATGCCGCGGACGGGGCGGCGTCGATCGCTGAGGCGGCTGCCGCCGCCGCGGCCGACGAGACTGTCCGGGCCACGCTCCTCGACGGCATGCGAAACCAAGGGACCGACCCGCAGAACGCGCGGTTCATCGTGGAGCAGGCGCTGCCCGCGGCCCTCGATAGCTACCTGTTGCACAAGACTGAGGTGACGGGGCTGTCGGCGGCGGTCGAGGACCTCAGCCAGGATATCCAGACAGTAGACGCCGGTGGCCCAGAGGCCGCAGCGCTCACCATGGAGGACTTTCAGGCTGGGATCGACAGTGCCTTGGCTCAGCACCACCTCATGCGGGCCGCGCTCGAAGAAGCCGGGCTCGAGAGTGGCTCAGGGATGGAGGCGTTCACCGAGGGCCAGCTGCCCCCGGGTGTGACTACGGCACTCGCTCAGGGTGACCCGGCGGCGAAAGAAGCGTTGACGACCGAAGACCAGCTCATGCAGGTCATCCAAGGCCTCACGGACCCGCGGCGCGGAGGCCGGGTCGACCCCATCTCAAGCATCGCCATGGCCTTCGTCAGCTCGCTTGAGACGGCGCCGCAGAACCACGACTTCATGCTCTGGCGCTACATGAAGGGGGTCGAGACCGACCGGCCGCCCTCGGTCAATGAGCTCCTCCGCTACAACCGGCAGGCCCGCCGCACCT